TTTTTTTTTTTTAATGATACGGCGACCACCGAGATCTACACTCTTTCCCTACACGACGCTCTTCCGATCTGCTGAAGTTTATGTAAAAATAGCACATTTTATGTCTTTTTACAAGTCGCTTATCTTCCGCATTACGAGCTCATACTCTTTTGGGTACACCAGCTTTATTGCCTTCATGTGCTCGTCAAGCACCTGCATCAGACCGCCGAAAGGAACGGAGCTAGCAGCCGCCACAAAGTCGCTTTGCGGTTCCGTTGACGTGGAGTACGCCGCCGCATAAGTCGCGGGTGGCAGTGCCTGGATCTGCGTTTTAGGTGCGTGCGCTTCTTCCAGCTCGTTCCGCACAGTGCAGAGGGCGGCAAGCTTTTCCACGCTCTGCCAGTCCGTCGAACCGCATTTCAGCTTGTGAATATGGGTGTTGATCTCGTCAATGTCCATGCCTGCCGCCCTCCTCCCTTATGCGTTGCGCAAGATGTCAGCGGCCCGCTTGTAGGCGTCACGCTCTGCACCGGTGGCTTCCTGCATCATGTCCTCGATGTCAGAGATCATGCGCTCACGGCCATCCGTGCGGGAGTAGTGCCCGCGCACATAGTGCCGGCCTCGGTTGGCATAGCTGTTGCCCCGGTTGTAACCGTTTCCGGCATCACGGTTGAAGGATCCGCGCATATCGGCTTCCCACTCGCCTGTACGGCTGTACTCGCCGCCCTCGCAGTAATCCTCGATGCGGTGGATGTCCAGAATGATGTCCACGATCTCGCCAATCATCTCAACATCGCCCGGGGAACGGTTCTTTTTGTCGGTCAGCTCCATGAGCTCGTCGCACATCTCATCCTTCAGGTGATTCAGTTTATCCAGCATGACTTTATCTCCTTTCTTATGCTACCCGCTCAACGATCAGATTGCTGTTCGCAATGCTGATTGCCTGCGTACTGGTGTTTTTAACCGCCACGGTCACGCAGCAGCCACGCGGCACCTCGATGAACGCGGACGCGAAAACGTTGAAGTAATTTTCGACTGCCGCCGGGGTGACAATGGAGGTCGCACTGGTCAGCGACTCACTGCCGACAGCCAGCGCCACGGAAACGGGCCCCACGGTGCCGCCGGTGGGAATGGCGATATTGCCGCCAAAGCTCACCTTGAAGCGGGCCCGGCACTGCCCGCTTGTCAGGCCGCGCAGCGTCACAAGGCCACTGCCTTCACGGTGCACAATGCACGCAGGCGCTTTCACTGCGGTCTCGGTCATGGGAAGGTTTTCGCCCGCCGCCACGATGGCGATGTTGGAGTTGCTAAATTCGGCCATTTTATCGGCTCCTTTCATAATAAAAACGCCGGGACTGCTGCCCCGGCGCTCTGGTTTGCAAAATCAGCTCAGGGGCTGAACATTTTGATGTGGGCATTTCCATTTTGGAAACAACCACTCAAAAAGCTGTCGTGATTCGGTTATGCGCAGCTGCCGCAGCCGGTCCCGCAGCCATAGTAAATGGCGTTGGGGTTGGGTACCTGATAGGCAGGCACGGGAACCTTCTGCTGCAGAGTCCCGATGATCTGGTTGGTCTGCGCGTTCATCGCGGTGGTCAGGAGCGCACTCTGGCGATCCTGAGAAGCAGCCCGGCGCAGCTCATTGTTTTCGCTCTGCAGGGTGGCGATCTTATCGTTGGTCAGGAAGTCAAGCACCGCGCGGGTGTTGCTGTTCTGATTCTCGATGATGTCCCGGGTGTTGTTGTTCATGGTGTTCTGCGTTGCGCAGAAGCCCTGCTGCATCTGGTTCCGGGTGTCGCACTCCTGCGTGGCCAGATTGTAGTTGACTCCCTGGATCGCGGTCTGGGTCTTGCAGCAGCAGTCTGCCAGCTGTGTAGCCAGAGCATTCTGCCCCTGCATCAGCGCGACATTGGTGCTGTTGAAGCCTTGCTGCATGGCATTGGTGACGCCGTTCAGGCCCTGCTGCACGCCGTTGAAGCCCTGAAGCATCCCGGTGTTCATGGCATAGAAGCCGTCGCACAGGCCGCTTTCCAGCCCGTTCAGCTTGTTCATTACGCTCTGGTTGTCGAAGCCACGCTGCAGGTCTGCCTGTGTGACAGCGCTGGTCATATAAGGCGAAGCGCCGCCCATGCCCATGCCGCCGCCCCAGCCAAAGCCGCCCATGCCGCCCCAGCCGAACATGCCGAAGATCAGGAAGAGGACGATCCAGCCCATCCAGTCGCCGCCCCAGCCGTTGAGGCCGTTGCTGTAGCCGTTGGCGGGCTGTACCGGCATGGTCAGAACCGTGCTATCAGAAGAAAGAGACATAGTTTTACTCCTTTACGTTAGATTTTGAAATTTATTCTAAATGCGGCCGCATTTTAGAATCCAAACATATTTTTCATGCCGTTGAGCATCGGCGCGATCTGCTGTGCCCGCTGCTGAATGGCGTTGAGCTGCTGCTGTGAGAGCTGGCCGGAAGTGAGCATCTGGTTTATCATCTCTTGCGGGTTCTTGCCTTGCATCTGACCCATAAACTGTTGAAACTGCCCGCCAATGGGGTTCTGGGTCTGTCGGCCCATCGAGTTATACAAGCTGCTGCTCATCGTTTAAACCTCCTTTTCTGGCTCTGGTGCTTCCTGCTTCTCCAACGCCGCAAACTTTGCCGCTAGCGCGTCGAACTCCTTGCGGGTGACATACTCCCCGCTTGCGGCTTGCGCGGCTGCAATCGACGCTTTGGGGCCGCTGGTGCGTTCCTTGTAGTCGTAGATGCGGAGCGGGAACGGCCTGCCGTCCTGCCCCACTTCTTTGATGTAGAAGGTATCGGAATCGGCATCCAGTAAAAGCACCCGGCTCCCGTTGGCGACCAGATAGCCCCTAGCTGCCGCTTCACCCTGTACCCAGATAAAGCCGCTGTCAGTCGGTGCGGCCTGTCCCTGCATTGTCGGCATCATGACGGGCTGGGGCTGGTACTGTGCTGCCCTGAGCTGTTCAAGCTGCCCCTGCGGCTGTTGCGGGTAATATACTTGCGGGTATCCGTTATAGATCGGCATCGTTTACTCCTCCTTATACCAGTAGTAGATCGGGCATTCTGCGCCGCTGTCCCAGCTGTCCAGCCAGTCGCCGTCGATCACGGCCAGAACGTGGCCGGAGCAGCCCAGTACATACACGCCGCGCGGATACTCCCGGGCAAAATCTGCCACGGTGTAGCAGGTGGTGCAGTCTTCCTCCACCATGCGGCGCTTGAACCCGCGCTTTTGAAGGTACGCGCCCCATGTGCGGTTGGCGCTGGGCATATCGCCGAGGGCGTAGCCGGTGAGCGCCAGCGCAATATACGCCTGCTCCCAGCTCTGACCGGTGGCCGCAGCTACCGCCCGCACTACGCAGTCCCCGACGCTGCTTCCGCGCGGGTTTGGGTTGAACTTGTGCCACATGGTGCGCCCTCCCTTTGCGCCCAGTGTACTTTTTTAAACCGCCGGGAGAGACAACGAAGGTACAACGATGGACAAAAAAGAAAAGCGCCCACACAGCACAGGGCCGTATGAGCGCTCAAATATTTGCACGCAATGCGTATAGAATTTTCAAAAAAGTCTTGACAATTGCACGCAATGCGTGTATAATAAAGACAGTGAAAGACACCACACAAACACATGGAGGTAACAATTATGAGAAACGCTTATGAGATCGCCGCTGATATCCGCAATGCCGCTGAGTGGGATAACGACCTGTGCGCAGAGCTGTGCGAAGCCGCTGATATGACCGCCGAATGGGAAACCGCTGATGGTGACACCTTTGAAGCTGTCGTGTACGCAGCAGCTGAAAAGCTTGGCGTGGAGATTTGAAGAGGAGGGCTAAAAAATGGCAAACGTACAGACCATCCCAGTGAAAGAGCTTGAAAGCATTTACGCGCACTACTCCCAAAAAATGTCCGAGGCTTCCGAAGCGCTTGAAAAAGCCCGCGCAGAGTACGAAGAGCTGTCTGAGGAGTACAAGATGCTCCCTTGCTCTGACATGACGGAAAGTGAAAAAGAGATCCGCAAGCGGCAGCTGTGGGAGTTGATCGGCCACGCAAAGTGCGAATGCGAAGTGGCTTTAGCCAGCTTTACGGCATACAGCGAATCAGTCAAAGCGTTTGACTACCTGAAAAATTACAACGTGTATCAGGCACTATAAAAGGAGAAAAAACCATGTATACTACCGCAGAACTGTTTACTATGGCAGCCGACCCGGCAGCTTCCCGCGAGGTCTTCCTCAACAGTGTTGCCCTTAGCATCCCGGATGATGCCGACGGGTGCGTGGATCTGGATGCCGAGAAAGAAAGACTGTCCACCATTTGGGACATTGCGCATCTGTCTATGAGAGAGCTGGTAGCCCGCACCGGGCTGTCTCAGACCGCCTTTGCAAAGCAGGCGGGCGTTCCGCTGCGCACCGTGCAGGACTGGTGTGGTGAAAAGCGTGCATGCCCGGCATACGTTCGCTTTTTGCTTGCAGAGCATTATAAGCTGCTGTGAGGAGGAGGTTCAGATGAACGATCTGACCGGCCGCGTCTTCGGCTTTTGGGAAGTCATCGGCCCTTCCGAAAAGCCTTACTACTACACTTGCCGATGCCTGAAGTGCGGCACCGTGAAAAGTGTCTACAAAAGCACATTGCTGCTCGGCAAAAGCTCTATGTGCCTGAAGTGCGCAAAATCCGGGCCGTGCCCGGGCAAGACGGCCGCTTTTATTAAAACAGCTCAGGAGCGCTATCGAGGTCAAGAAGTCAACGGGTGGAAGATCATCGAAATCCTGCCCCCTCGAAAGCCAGAAGTATCCATGCGGTGCAAAGCAGTCTGTCCGCAGTGCGGAAAAATCGTTGAAGTCAGACTTTCAAGCATAACACGACGCACTAGCCAGATACTTCGGTGCTCCAACTGCGCCCGTGACATAAAGAAGAAGTCAGACGCAATCCACAGCACCGCATGGGCTGACGGTTCCAGCCTCGTTTCCGTCAAAAGCCGCATGAGCGGAGCAACCAACCGAAACTCAACCACGGGTGCAAACGGCGTTTCCCGTCTGGCAGATGGCCGGTATAGGGCATACATCAACTTTAAACGAAAGCAGGTCTTTCTCGGCAAATTTTCGTCTCTGGAGGGCGCCGTGGCGGCTCGTAAAGCCGCAGAGCAGCTCATATATGGCGAGTACCTTGACCAGCACGCCGGATGGGAAGAGGATTTGAAGAAAGCTCTTGAAGAGTTGAAAAAAAAATAAAAATCCCCCACTTTGCCTACAAAGTACCTCGCGTGGAACGCAGGGCTTCAGCAAAGCAGGGGATTTTTATGCCACCAAAACGGCAAAGTCTAAAATCAAGAGCGGAACCGCCCACAGGCAATACCGCTCTCTACAAAGGCCGCAGCCTTTCAAGTATCCGCCCTAATGTGCTTCTTCGAGAGGCCGGGTGGATTTCGTTGGTGTTATTATACCACAATTCGTGCAAAAAGAAAAGCGGCAGACCCGAAAGCCTGCCGCTTCAATGCGTTTTCGTGAAAAAACGCACCCAATTGGTGTTATTGTATCACACGCCCAGCATTTTATCAATAATTTTCAACCTATTGCCGATTGATGTCCGGCAATACGGCACACGCGCTGCAATATCAACTTGGCATAGCTGGTCAACGTACCGCAACCGGGCGATTTTCCGGTCATACCTCCCAAGCGGCGCACGTTTTATCACAGCTTTTATCTGTTCTGCATTAAGCCCTTGCAACGCTGGCGGAAAGACTACGCGAGCCGCCGCCACAGGCAGCACCGAGCCAAAAAGGCTGCGGCAACTGTCCGGCGTTGCGCACCATATTGCCAAGCACGGCAAACTGGTGACAAAACGTCACCAGTTTGTTGACATTGCCTAGATAGTATGTTTTCGTGATGCCACGAAAACGTGCGCAGACCATTTTCGTGATGTCACGAAATTGTTCTTGTGCGGCGAACATCTCGGTGACGTCACCGAGATGGCGGTATGTAGTGCTTGCCATGATATCCTCCTTACTGTGTGATTTCCTCAGCGTTCGCCTTGTCCTCAGCATCCAGCGCATCGTAGTACGCCTGTGCCAAAGTTTCCACCTCTGCGATGTCGTCCTCCGTCAGCAGGCCGTTGTCCAGATGGGTGTACGCCTTGTCCAGCCAGTATGCCACATCACGTCCAGCGGCGATCTCCCGCTTGATGGAGCGCAGGGTCAGGTCGTGGCGGGATTTGGATTTAATTGCCATAAGTACCTCCTTATGTGGTAGTCATGGACGCGATTGCGTCCTCAAGATTTTTGACGACGATGTTTACATCCCTTTGATACCCCAGCTTGATTCCTGCACCGTCACCAGCCTGCACCACAGTGTCAGGGCCGTAAGCGGTGAGGGCTTTGTAAGCGGCAATTTCAGCAGGGGTAAGCGGGGTTTCGATGGGTGTGGTGAGAATTGCATTTTGCTCAGCCAGTGCTTTTGTGGCATCGAAAGCACCCTTGTCAGTCCTCTGCACCTTCACCCCTTTCTCAAAATCCACCTCATCGCAGATCCACTGTTGTCCCTGCGGGTCAGTGTAGTTGCCACCAGAGGTGACAGGGATGCCTGGTAAGCCGTTGGGAGTGGGGAGCGTGAGGAGCTGTTCACGGTAGGGGGAGTAGGCGGTGGCGGTTTTGCCGAGCTCGAGCTGGACTTGCAAGTAACCCGTGGCGTTAACGTCTGTCGGCACAAAGTAGCACCCAACAATAGTGTTGGCATTAACCGAAAAGGTTTTGCTCAGCCTATCGGGTGTAACAGATGCAAGAGTTTTCCAATCGGCATTAACCGCAGATATAGTAACATTTCGAACGTTTTCAGAAGATACTAGTGTTATAGTGTATGTGCCAGCGGCCAAAAGGTAGCGTGCGGTTTCAGGGTCAATTATCCGAGCATTTACTAAACCAACCGCTTTTAGCGCGTCAAAAACCCATCTATTGTATTGTGCATCGTATCGTAGTGCCGTTATATTTTGACCGCAGTTTGTAGGAATCAGATTCTTCCCTGTCACCTTCACCGTCAAACTTCCGCTGTCACCAGCGCTCACGATAGGCACAGGCGCATCCGGTGACGGCGTCCCGTCCTGCGTGCTCCGACCGTACACGGTCAGGCCGCACAGGGGCGCAGCGAAGGCGTCGTCAACGCTGATCGGGTTTCCCGTCTCAGTGCCGATAAGAATGTTTTGCCTCACCTTTACTGCGCTGATTGCGTCGCCTGTGGCTTTTGCGTCAGCGGCTTCGCCCTCGTGGGTGAGGGTGGTGTCCAGTGCTACGGCAGGGCCGGTCTCACCTTTAGGGCCTTGCGGGCCGGTATCACCTTTTTCGCCCTGTGGCCCCTGTGCACCCTGCGGGCCACGCTCGCCTTGAATGCCCTGTGGGCCCTGCTTGCCCTGTGGGCCAGTGGCACCCGTAGCACCAGTGGGGCCTTGAGGGCCTTGCTCACCCTGCGGGCCGACCGGGCCGATGGGGCCGGTTTCGCCCTTGTCACCCTTCTCGCCTTTGAAGTTTCCGCTTGCGATGCCGTCCTTCAGCTCCTGCAGACTGCCAGCGGCTTCCTGAGCGCTCTGGCTGGCGCTACCTGCACTGGTGGCGGCTTCACTGGCGGCGGTCTGAGCATCGGTCTTGGCCTGCTCTGCGGCGGTGGCATCGGTGTGCACGGCACCCACCAGCTGTTGCCATGCAGGCGTGCCCGGTTCCGGCATGGTGCCGTCCTCCGTGCCGCTGTTGGCACTGACACGATACCGCAGGTCTGCGCTGGTGACGGTCTTGGTGCCGTCGCTGCCCTCAAAGGTGACGCACCCATTGCCAGGCTGTGCGGTCACGCTGGCGGGCACGGCCACATAGCCGCCCACCACCAGCGAGGATGCCGGGTCTTTGCCGTCCGGAACGTGCCAAAAGGCACGGATGGTCAGCCCTTCCCACTCTCCGGAAGCGGTGACGGCAAGGCGGTACACGCCCCGGTTTTTGGTGTAGCCAAAGCGCACCAGCTGCTCATAGCCCAGCACTTTGACGACGCCATTGGATGCGAGAGATACGCCTAGCTCAATCATAGATTACCCCTTGTTGATGGTAGGCTTCTTTTCTACCAGTGCCTTTTTCATCATGCTGACGGCCTTTTCGATCACACTGTCCAGCACTTCATCCGTGATGAAAGGCTTCAGCCAGTCCGGCAGTGCGCCGCGCAGCGCGGCAAAAACCTGTGCCTTTTTCTTTGCGCCCTGACCGCTGCCCATGATGCTGTCCTCAGCGATGGTCACGAGTTCCAGTGCCCACTGCTTGACGTACTGTTTGTAACCCAGCCGGATGGCACCAACGGCCAGCGCGGCAAAGCCGATGAACATCAGTACCAGTGCAATGGGTGTGGGGATAAAATTAAACATTGCTTCCATGTTTTGTTACTCCTTCCATGAGGTAATTATCGATTTTTTCCTTGCTGGCCTGCATAGCGGGCACGTTGTTTCCGGTCAGCTGTGCTTCCAGCAGGGCACGAACGGCTTCAAGCGTCAGGCGGTTTACTTCGTCGATTTCCCCGAAGCGGGACAAATCGCGCCCAAGCGCCAAAGAATGTTGCGCATAGCCCGTTTCTAACGTTTGCAAGCGCTTGTCCATCTCGTCAAGCCGCTTGTTCTGCGCATCGTCGGGGGCCTGTGCATTTTTGACGTACTTGTGGATGATGTCCAGCACCTTGTCGATGGTGATGACCGCAGCGCACAAGCTGCCCAAGATGCCCAGCACCCACAGTAAAGCTTCTTTTTCGGTCATTTACCCTCCCGGAGACGGGTCAGGCCCTTCTTGCTGATGATGCCCGCATAGTCCTTGTATGCGTGGCTCATGTCAACATTAGTGCTCACGCCCGGCACGCGGGCAGTGCTGGTGTACTGCCACATGCCAAAGGGCCAGCGGGGAGCAGGCTTCTTCGTGCGGTAGGCGGCCAGCCACACGTCGTAGGGCTTCAGCGCCGCGCCGCCCATGTACAGGAAGGTACTGCTGAACCACAAACCGGTGTACAGCATGGCGTACACGCCCCAGCTTTCCACCGTGCTCAGCATGTGAGCCGTCAGGTCGGTCAGTGCGGCCTTGCCCAGCGGCTTCTGCACCTCGTCCTCAATGTCCACCGCCACAGGCAACTCAAAGCTCCGGCCGGTGAGCAGCTTCTTGAAGTAGGCCAGCTCCTTGTCGGCCTGCTCCCGGTTGACTGCCTTGAAATAGCCATACACGCCGCAGGGGATGCCCAGCCGCTTGCATTCTGCGTAGTTGCGGGCAAACTGCGGGTCAGTGTAGGGGGCACTGGGCCTGCCCGCTGCGCTGTTGCCCATGGCTCGAATCATCACGCCGTCCACTTTTCCGCTTGCCTTGACCTTGTCCCAGTTGATCGTGCCCTGATGCCGGGATACGTCCATGATTTCAGCCATAGCGTCCTCCTTACTGCGTGATTTCCTCAAAGCCGCTCTTGATAAGGATCGCCTTGACCTTCTCCTTCAGCAGGCGGGGGCAGCGCTCATACAGAGCCTTTGCTTCCTCCGCGGTCTCTGCGAACATGATCTCCTGTGCCCATAGTTTAGCCATCATAAGTGCCATCCTTTCTAATTTTTGTGTGATTTTATGCATAAACAATCTCGCTCATTTCAAGCAAGCATTGCTTGAGCATCTCGTTTTCTTTTTGCAACGCCGCCACCGTTTCAGGCAACTTGGCTCGCGCTTCGGCATCTTTCTTCGCCTGCTCCTGCGCGGCCAGCTCTTCGGCGGTGTAGCGGATGTACTTCTGGATGGGAATCTGTTCCACCCATTCCTCCTGTGCCGGTACGCCGGGGCGGTCAACGATTTTCTGCACGTCCTTGCCGCCGTTCGGATACTCGGTCACGGTCTCCCAGTGCCACTGCTCTTCCACGCCCTCTACGGCGGGGTGGGTGACTTCTTCGGTGCTGCCGGTCAGGTAGCCAAGGGTCAGGTCCGGGTTTTCCACGACCGCGCCGGTCTCGTCAATGATCTTCATGGTTCAAAACCTCCTTTCTCAGGCTATGCGCCGCCAGATGTGCACATAGTAGGCGGCGGGCTGCACGGTGCTGCTGCGTCCGTAGATGGCATTGGACTTGGATGCATCCAGACTGTATGTATAGATACCCGCATCGCTGTTGTCTGCGCCCGTCGTCCCGGTCCGGTCGGAAGCAGTGAACGCACCGGATACAGCATTCCTGCCATTGCGTACATTCGCGACAAAAGAGCCTGTGATGTTGGGCAGTCCGGCTTCGACCGTAGTGCCCGCTACGTGGGCGTAGGACGCGCCCATCAGCACGCGGTTCTGCGCGATCTCCTGCCATGTACCACCGAACAGTGCGGCGGGGCTGGTGGCTTGGGTGCTCTGGTAGATGCTGCCCACGGGATACGCCGCCAAAGCACTGCCCGCAGAAAGCGTTCCGTCCGCATCGACCGTCAGGCCGCTGCCCACTTTCACGCCGCCTAGCGTGGTTGCGGTGGCAACGGGAAACTTGATGTTTTTCACTGCATCGCCGGTAGCCTTTCCGTCAGCCGGAGCGCCCTCGACGCTCAGCGTCTTGTCGGTGTTCACAATGGACGCGGCCCTGTCTGCTTCAGCTTTGGCAGAAGCGGCAGAGTTTCCCGCGCTCTTTGCGTCTGCGGACGCTGACTGTGCACTTCGGGCTGCGTTGGTGGCGAAAGTCTGGGCCATGCTTTCGCTCTCTGCAGCTGCTGCGGCCTTTTCCGTCGCTGTGCTGGCTGCTCCGGTGGCGGTCTGAGCGGCCTGCAGGGCGGCTTGCTGCTGGCCCGTCACTTCTTCGGCGTACTGCTTGACGTACTCCATGCCCTGTGCGATGTCCTCGCGGACTACCACGCCGCGTTCTGCGGTGCGAATTCCCGCGATTGCTTCGTCAAAGGTCTTGTCCATAGATCTCTCCTTTCTCAGCCCTTGAGCGCCCGGCTCAGGTCGTAAGCATCAGACGCCTTGCGGGCAGTCAGAGACTGCAGATCGCTGAGACTGGAAAACTCGGTGCCGAAGGTAAACTCCTTTTTATCCGGTGCATCCAGCGGTTCCACAAGCTTGGAGCATAGCAGCCACGTATCCACGCCGTGGGCCGCAGAAAAGATATGCGTCTGCTTGCCGATGGCAAGGCGGTCGATGTCAATGCCTGCGTCTTTCAGGTCCACGGCCTTCACGGTCATTCCGTTCAGGTACCGCAGATTTTTTGCCAGCTCTTCCTCTGCGGCATCCAGCAGTGACTGATTGTTGTTGTAGTTGCCCTCGACCTGGATCACATTGGTGATGATGCCGTAAATCTTTTGTGCCTTGATGTCATTGGCCGTTTGGGAGATGATGCTCTGGATATCTACAAAGGGCCACGTTTTTTCGGTTGCTGTGCCAAAGGCAATGACTCGTGTGCAGATGTCCTCAGCTTTGGTGTAGCTGGTCAGATCCAACATGTTGACCCCAAAGGCGATGGTCTGCGGGTTCTTGTCCGTGATCTTCTGCATGTAGTCAAGGTAGCGGTAATTCTGCTGCCCCAAAAACGGGAGATTTACCGACCCATGGCGGATCACAAAATAACCGCCGTACTTGTCTGTGAGCTCACTTTGCAGGATGTCCAGCGTTTTGCCGTAATTTTTGCCATCTCCAAAGTTGTAAGTGGGTTCTTTGGTGTCAAAAGCAAAGCGGCTGTCTGTCTTGCCGTTAATGGCAAGACTGTACGAGCCGCCTTTTTCGGTGATTTTGTAGGTGCTGGATTCAGTGCCCTTTGTGATGTCGTAGATGGAGTATGTGCCAAAGTCCTTGTTAAGGATCGGGCAGGAGACGTATGCTTTTGCAACGCTGACGCTTGCATTCCACGTCTTGCCGTCCGCGTAGGCCACGGGGTACCGGACGCGGAAATTGTTGTCACCGATGCGGGAGATCACGCGGTTCTTAAGGATCCTTTCCTCGTTGAGCGGCCACTTCAGGCAAGATGGGCTGTACTGATACTCCATTTCCTCGTAAAAAATCGAGACTGTAGGATCAACTGGGTCTTTGATTGCCCAGTGGTTTATGCGGTCTCCATCGTCAGAGTCGTAGTGAAAACCGTCCTCCATTACCTTGACGCCGTCAATGTAGGGCACGATCATGGGCGTGTCCATCTGCACCTTGCCGGGAGTGAAGGCTTTGTAAGCGTCCACCTGCGCATTGTGATTGGCACAGACCCACTCCAGAAACTGGGAAAAGCTCACGTTTCTGGCGCTGTAAGGTGCGGCGCCGCTGTCGTTGAGGTAGGCCATTTCGCCCTCGCAGTAGACTTTCTGACGCACCAGAAAGTCCTGCTCGTGGCTCATGACGCGGCCCTGCCAGATCTGCCTCCAGACCTCTTTGCCGTCCTTTTGCTTGTCGCCCTGCTGCACCTCCACCACTGTCATGAGCTTTTGGAGCGCGGAGTGCGCCACATTGCCCAGCGGCAGGGTAAATTCCAGAGAGCCAGCCTTGCCCACCTCGCGGGTCAGCGTGGGGCTGATGAGCTTTTTGGTGTCGGTGATGTCCCCGGGGTCGTGGATGCAGGCTTTGGTCACCCACGTGTCAACACCGGACTGTATGCCGGCATAGATCTTGTAACTCATAGGCTTGCCCCCAGATACTTGATACTGATGCTGCAGTCCGCAGACGCAGAGAAAACGAGGGTGCCCACCACACCGTCCGGCATGGTAAGGCCCTCGATATACTGCCAGTCGGTGGACTTGGCCAGAATTCCTACCTCAAAGCCGTTGAGAGACACCGCGATGTCTGCGGCGGTCTCACTGCGCTGGAAGTAGATGCCGGCCGCACGCGGTGCACCGGTAATGGACACCTCTTTGTCCTCGCCCGCCTTGAGCGGGATATCCGTGTAGTTGCGCACGATGTCCGTTTCAAAGTTGAAGTCATCCCACAGCCAGTCGTTAGAGCCATCGTAGACGCTGCGCTTGAAGGGGTTGCAGGTGCCGGTGATGGTAAAGGTGCTGGAAAGCCGGTCGCGGGACGGTGAGATCTTCCACAGCCCTTCCCAGTACCACGCGGGATCCTCGTCAAACTTGCACCGGAGCCACTTGCCGTGGATGGCGTTGGCGATGGTGCTTTCGATGCTGGGCCACTTGCTTTTCGGGGCATTGCAGAGCAGCTCCATGGTGATGGTGCGCTTTTTATAGTGCACCTTGCCATCGTCCCATGTGGTGAGGTTGAGCAGGGTATCCGATCCGGTGACCTGTACAAGGTACTCGTCCACCTCGGCAGCGCTGATCTTGGGGCTGCCCACCTTGAGATACAGTCCCCAGTCGTTCAGGGTGTGGTAGTCACCGATTTTTGCGCCCAGAAGTTTTGCCATTACACACCCCTCGCTTTCCGTGTCACCGTCACGCCGATGCGTGCATCGACGTTGGTTGCCATGCGGGGCGACAGTGCGCCCACCAGCTCGCCGGAATCCATGACCACCTGACCTTTGCCGATGTCGGGCAGATGCTCGTCCAGCATTCCCTCGATGCGTTCTAGAATGCTGGTTTGCCGGTCAACAATGGACTGCTGGCCGGTAACTCGGTACTGCAGGGCCGCGCGGGTGGAGAAGGTGCCCAGACTGTCATACACGCCGGTCTTGTCAAAGGGACTCTGGTAGTGGCTGACGGGCTGCTGGTCGTTCTTCTTGTTCATCCACATGGCAAGGCCGATGCCGCCAGCGACTGCGCCCACGCCCAGGATCAGGGCAAGAATGGGATTTGCTGCAACGAAAGACACGATAGTGCCCAGCGCAGAGGTGATGCCGCCTGCCATGCCGGAAAAGCTCTGGACGATGCTGCCCAGAGCGCCGCCCACGCCGCCGGACTTTGCAAGACCGTCGATGATCTCACCAAAAGCCTTGACCGAATTGGTCACACCGTCGATATCGGATTTTACCCCGCCGTCAGAAAAAAGCTTCTGGAAGATATCAAATGCCTTTCCGATGCCGCCGCTGAAGTAGCCCTCATTGACCGCAGCCGCCGCGTCCGCAAGCCACTTAGAGATCACGTCACGCTGTCCCTGCGACACTTCGCCCCAGATCAGATTGACAAAATCCAGCCCAAGACTTGCCCAGTCGCCGTTTTTGGCGTCTTTGAAGGTGTTCTTCACCAGCCCGAAAATACCCTTATCCAGCTGGCCGGAAGCCTCGCTCAGCTGCTGGTCAATGCGGTTCTGGGTACCCTTTACGCTCTTGTCGATCTCGTTGGAGGTCTCCGTCACCTTGTCTCGAATGCCGTCGATGTAGGTGATGATCTTCTCGTAGGTCTCCGCGCCGTTCTCGCCGACGCGCTGGCCGGTCTCTGTGACGGTCTTCTTGATATGCTCGCTGCCGTCCGCGTACTTCTCCACCGCCTGCTGCACCTTTGTGGTGATGCCGTTAAAGGTGGTTTCCGAGACGTTGGTAAAGGTGCCCAGCAGCGTTTTAGACATGTCGTCATAGGTCTTTGTGACCTTTGTGACGGTGCCGTTGACTTTGGTCTCGACCTGCTTAAAGGTCGTGGAAACACCGTTCACCATTTCCTTGCCGGTCGTGGTGGTGGTTTCGGTGATGCGGTCTTTGATGTTGCCCGCGCCGTCCTTGACCTTTTCGGTAAGGGTCTGGATGCTGGTGGTCACAGTGCCCAGCGCATTCTGTGCGGTGGTCGTAGCCGTGCTGGAGATGGACGAAATGACCGTTTCGGTGGTGGACTTGGAGCCGGAACCGGATTTTTTTCCGGTGGAGCCGGAAGGGCTTGTGGTGATGGAGCTGCTGTTAGTTTCTTTTATTCCGTACTGCTTTTTCAGACGCTCGCCGTATTCTTTCCAGTAGTCTGTATCTTTTTTGCCGGCCTTTCTGTTTTGGTAGTCATTGTTAAATGCCTTCTGGTAAACCGCGTCCCAGTCGCCGTGGAAAATGCCTATTTCTCCGCTTTTCAGTGCGTCAAAGACAGCTTTCAGGCCAACAGCCGAGGATTTGGCCTTGTCAATGACGGTGGTAAGGCCGGTGATCTCTCCAATCAGACCTTTCCAACCGTCAAGCTTATAAGCTTCCTGTGCTGCGACGATCATGTCGTTCAGCTTGCCAATCGCAACGCCGATGCCGCTGGATAAATCGCCGGTCAGCAATCCCGCCAGCTGCTTCACATTGTCCTTCAGGGTAGACACCCGGCCATTCATGGTCTGGCTCTGGGTGTCCATGCTGCTGTAGTAACGCCCGCCCTCTTCGGATGCGGCCTGCAGGGCCTGCGTCAGCAGATCATAACTGATGGTCATGTTCTGCACTTCGGCGGTGGACTTGCCTGTGTAGTCGGCCAGAATGCCGTATACGTCGATGCCGGCATAAGCGAACTGCTTGATATCAGCCGTTGTAGCCTTGCCGGTGTTGGCGATCTGCTGCAGGTTCTGGGACATGCGGTTCAGCTCGTCGTTGCCGCCGCCGGTCGCAGAGACCGCGTCGCCCAGTGCCATGATGGTATTGCGGGCATAGGAAGCGTTCTCGCCTGCAGAGATCAGGTACTGGTTCGCCTTTGTCAGGGACTCGACATCAAACGGGGTTTTTGCCGCGTCTTCCTGGATCTGGCTCATGACCTGCTGGGCGGCTTCCGCGCTGCCCAGCATATTGGTAAAGCCGGTGGTGTATTTCTCGATCTGGGCGTTGTACTCGATGCCGGAAGAGATGAACCCCTCTGCGGCACTGAGTGCAGCGGAGCCGAGCTTCGAGAAAACGTTCGCCATGACCGTGCCCTGTGTAATGGCGTTGGCCAGAGATTTGCCGGACGCTTTATCCGTGGAGCTGGCAAAGCCATCCATGCCGTTGTTTGCAGCTTTCAGCGCGGTCGTGGTCGCCCTGAGCTGTGCTTCTGCCTGTGCCAACATGGTCTTGAGATTTTTGGTCTCAGAGGATGCTTTGCCGGTCTTGCCCACCGATTCGTTGTAACGTCTGGTCAGCTCTACTACGGCCTTTGCGGCCTTGCTGTACTCTCCTGACAGCGAAGAAACGGTCTTTTTTGTCTCAGATTGCACATTCTGGATGCCCTGCCGGTAGGCGCTGTCGTCCAGCCCGAGGGTGGCACTCAATTCAAAAAGTTTCAGGTTCCATCACCCCCTCCGCACAGCTCTTCAAGAGCCTTGCTGTTTTCTTCCGTGATCTCCGCCGCAGACCGCTTGTCGATTCGCTTTACATAAAGCGGGAAAGTATACGAAGCAACGTAGGAATAAAGAGCGTCAGCTCCCGCAAGACCGCCAACGGCATCTGCTATGCAATCGCGGTAGAATTGAACTTCATCGTGGTTTCTGATTTCTTTTTTGATGTGGTCGAGGATATAGGACTTGCCGAAAAGTTCCAGCAAATCCAGACGAATGGTCGAGACCATCCGTTTATACCCTTCCACGCCGATCACATCAAGGATTTCAAAAAAGCCATGAAATCGTCATCAGACAGCGCACGGGACATTGTTGCGGCCAGCTTTCTGGTGGGCGGAAGCTCTTCGTCCTTATCCAGCACCACAAAGAGCGGCAAGACCTTTTCGGTCATGTCTGCGTGCTCTTCGTAGATCATGCGCATCATTTCTTCCGCATTTTTCGCACCCTGTTCTGCGATCTTCTTGGCCTTCTCCTCCGGGGTTTCGTTGCCAGTCAGCGGCGCAGGCTGGGTTGCCGCCGCCACCGCGCCCGTGTCAACGATGCACTGCTTGTATGCCTTTGCCAGCTTATAAGTTTTTGCAAGGTACTCCTTGCCTTCCAGATCAATGATTTCCTTCATGTCTTTCCTCCTTACATCAGGACGCGGCCTTTGTGATAGAGTAGAACTCCATCGGGGCCTGTTCGGGGTTCTCGAGGTCTGCAAAAGCGGTCAGCGTAATCTGCATCGAGCCGCCGCCGCGGTGCTCAGACTTCAGGCTCAGGCCGCCGGTGGACATGGCATTATAGAGCTTGACCGCGATAAAGCCGCCGCCGATCATGGGGCCGACCCACCAAATGGGCTTGAAATCTGTCAAAGCGGTTTTCAGGCGTGCAACCACGTGGGTGGGGTCTTCCGGGTCGATGTCCGCAGTGCCAATAGCGAGCTGGATGCTCTTAGGGTCTGCGTTGGGAGTCGTGTAAGAGATGGTTGCGGTGGTTCCGGTGACTTCCACGCCCTGCTTTGTATTGGTGGGGGCGTTGTCGATTTCGGAAAGGGTATCCTCGGTGGAGTTCTGATAGGTGATAGTTACGCCGCCCTGTGTGGCGTGAATGACGTTCGTTTCATCGATTTTCGGGGTCTCAAGCGAGAAACTGGACAAAATGTTGCCCGAGCCCTTGGGGATGCTCTTGAAAGCGTCCGCTGTCAAAACGTTGACGTTAAACTTCTTTGCTAAAGTTTCAGCCATATTGCTCCTTTACTCACGGTATAAGCCGTGTAAGTTCAAAAATAAGGTATTCGCACAGATACCCTTCGGGCGTGTTGTTGAGTGGCTGTGCCCAATCTTTATCGTCTTTGTCCAAAAGAATAGCGCCGCCCTCGCACTCGATTTTTAAGCCGCCTCTTGGGATGGCCGCGCTGATCGTATCTTCGGTTTGCAGGATGGGGGCTCTGCCGCTCTTGCTGGGGTACCACAGCCGGGCGTGGAAGGATGCCGTTTCGTTCCAACCGCCGGGGATGGTGGGCTTGTAGGTCAGATAGGGCAAAGAAGCGGCAGGAGGGATGTTATCTTCCAGATAGCCCGGGATGCCAAAGCCGTTAAAAAACGTGTTCAGCGCCCGGTTGATGCTCTCAGACGGTCCCATTACGGCAACACCGCCTTTTTGCACTTGACGGCCCGCAGCCCCATGCCGGATTCCGGCGGGGCTTTGGTTTCGTCTGCTGCGCTGGTGATCTGGAAGGTCTGCCCGTCGCTCACCCGCTTGATGTAGTCCGGGAAAGCCAGCGGCACGCCGGTGCCAACAAGCAGCGTGTATGTAGATGCTGTGTCGGCCTGCTCCGCCACCTGTGCTTCCACGGTGGTATCGTGGCGCTCCACGGCCTCAAACTCAGGGCCGTCCGTCCAGCCGGAAACAAAGCCGCCCACGCCGTCCGGCTCATAGCTGCGGGTCTGAAAGCGGTATTTTTGGGTAAAGCTCTGCATCACGGTGGATGCAGTGAACGGATTGACCATGTCACATTTTCCTCCACTGATTGATCTCGGATTTATAGCGGGTTTTGCCGTCGGCTGGCAGCCCGTCCGTGCCTGTGGCCATGGTGCCGGACCATCCGCCAAAGGACTGGGACACATACAAGCCGCCGGATGGCAGCGCCTTGTCGTATGCGTCGATTTTTTCAGCCAACGCCACAAAATCAGGCGGCACGCGCATAGGCTGCACCGTCCCGGTGAAGGTCTCGGCGGTCAGATCGCCGTCCCCGGCCTTGTGCACGCCGTCATTGAAGATGGATCCGCACACGAGGAAATACTGCCCCGGAACCACCCCGGCGGGAACGGTGTCCGGCTCAAAGGCAAACTCCCCGGCAACGGGGTCGTCCGCCCGGTCAAAAAAATTGTGCGTGTAGACGCACAGCTCAGGGACGGTCATGCAAAGTCACCTCTTCTTAGTGCCCGGTGGATTATTCAGAGTCGGCCACAGCGGGCTCGGTGTTGGATGTGCCGACGGTCACAACGGCAATGCCGTCCAGATACTCTGCCCACAGCTTCATGCCCATGATGGCGTAGTTGGTGGTGGTGGCGTTCTTGTAGTTGTACTCGGTATGGTAGCCCAGCAGGTTGGTTTCGCCGGAAACGGTGTAGTTTGCGCCCATGGTGGCATAGTCGCGGTCTGCGGGGTCAACGTAGTACAGGTCGATGTTCTCCACGGGAATGGCGATCACTTTCTTCTGCTCGATGTAAGCATCAGGCAGGAGGAAAAGGGTGCTGTAGCCGAGGAAGTTTTTCACGTAGTTCAAGCCGAACTCGGTCTGAACCGTGATCTCCTTATCGCCCAGGTAGTCGTAGAAGTCCATGATGTTGGCAAAGCCCACGACCTCGGTCACGTCCAGGCTGTCGTTGGCAAAGCGCTTCAGGACTGCGCCCTTTGCGATAGCCAGAGCGCGCTGCCAGGTCTTCTGAGTGCCCACCAGCTTGCCTGTCTTGAGGAAGGTGTAGAAGTCAGTCAGGACCTTCTTCTGCAGCTCATTGCGGAAAGCAGTATCGGTGCGCTCCACAGCCACGGTCGCACCGTACTTGGTGACGGCCTCGATAGAAACGGCCTTTGCCCACTTGCCAAGCTCGATGTCCTCATAGGCCACAGGCTCTACCTTGGTCTTGGTCAGGGGGATGTCTTCGCCCTCACCAACAGCCGTGCCGCCCTGCAGACCGCCGTCAACGGTGGCCTTGTAGGAGACCAGCTTTGTGCCGGGAGCCTTGCGGATGGGGCGCATAATGCCCAGAATGGTGCGCAGCGCATCCCAATTCTTCTGGAACTGGGTGACGAAATCGACCTCACGAATAGAGGTAGTGATCTGGGAAGCGGTGGTAAGATTTACGGGTGCTGCCATGTGTTACTCCTTTGCTGCAAGCCCGAACGCTTCAGGATTGGCCGCAATGGCCGCCTGCCGTTCGCTTGCGTCTTTGATGTTGATGATCTGCTCTCTGGTCATTTTGGAGCCGGTGTTTGTGGGCGGGTTGTCCACCTTTGCGCCTGTGGTCGTGGTGGTGGCAATCTTGCTGCCCCACGCGGTTTTGATGCTGGAAAGCTGCTTTTCGGCGTTTTTCACCTTGCCGTCGGCGTCCAGTTCCAGACCGGCGGCAAATTCGTCGCCCTTCTTGGAGTCGTCTGCAATGTCGTCGATGTACTTTTCCAGCACTCCCGCCTGCTTGAGCAACTGCTTGAACGCGGCGGTTTTTGCCGCCTTGCTGGCTGCTGCTGTCTGCTGGGCCTTGTAGTCGGTCAGCGCCTTTTCAGCGGCCTGCTTGCCGCCGTTGGCCTCGTCCCGCTCTTTCTCGGCCTTGGCGGTCGCGGCCTTGGCGTCATCCAGCTGGTTCTGAAGAGCGTCCGTTTCGGTGTGCAGCATGTCCAGAATCTTCTTCATCTTGCCGCTGACGTCCACGGTCTCATCCTCCAGAATCGCGCGGAGGTCTTTTCTCTCAAGTGCCATGTGATAGTCCTTTCTGCCCTTGCTCGGGCTGCCATGCTTGGCAATAAGGTTTATTTGCCGGACGTGCTGCCGGTGTGGTGCCGCCTGTGGGGCTTGAACCCACGGCCCCCGGATTAAAAGTCCGGTGCTCTGCCAGACTGAGCTAAAACGGCATAAAAAAGCGGCTGACGCTGTGCGCCAACCGCTGAGTATTAACTTTTTTAGTCAAATTCGTAATTTTGAAATTTGAGGTTGTTTTTTAACGGGATGAGTGTCACATGAACATGCACGTTTGCTTCGCCAAGAACTTTATCACAAAGTTTCTGAAGTTTGATTCTTGTATCGTCAATTTCGAAGCAAAGCCGTGTATTTGCTTCCTTATCATCCTCAATTTTCAGCTCTCGGATTTCGTTGGAAATTTCAAGTTGCCGAATTTCGCAAGTTTTTGCTTCGTTTTGGAGCTTGAGCTGTTTCAAATGCAAGTTTTCGCGCTCGCTTTCCAGCTCTTCGATTCTGCTCATATTTAAACCTCCTTGTTTCCTTCCTCTACTGCGATTTCTCGCAGCTCGTCAATGTGATCTTCCACCGCCGGGCGCAGGAACGGACGGGCTTTCATGCCCCGGGTAAAGTGCCACTTGCCGTTAAAGTCCTTCCAGACCCACGGCGTTTTGCGTCCGTTGCCTTTCTCGGCAAAGATGCCCGTGCCCAGCTCAACATATACGCTGTAAAACAGATTGCTGCCGATGGTCACGGTCTTTTTTGCAAGGTCTACGGCATAGGTCAGGCTCTGCTTGAGCGCACCGCCCACGTAGCCCTCAATGCCCGTGCTGTCTGCCGTGCCAGTAGGCACAAGCAACTGGGCGTAATCCTGTACTTTCATGCCCCAGATGGTCAGCACCCGCTCCGCCCACGAGTCCAGCGCCTCATGCAGCCGCGGGGTGTTGTCGGTGAATTTGATGTCGTAGTTAAAGTTCATGGCTGTTCAAATACTCCACAATGGCACGCTCCCGGGCGGACAGCTCCCATTTTGTGGCCGCAGCCCTCTCAGCCGCAGCCCTCTCAGCCGCAGCGTGATCAGACAAAATCAGCCCGCCGCCAAATATGGTTTTCCTGGTAGAGCGCTGTGCGTCCAGAGAAAAAATTGGGGCGCAGTCCTTTTTGCGGACTTTGAAATCCACGCCGTACTTGCTGTATCGTTGAAGCAATGCGGCCGTCAAAATGTGGTCTGGGTATGTATACTTTGGGAGTTGTGCCGTTTTCGTTCTCCGCAGCCGTTCTGTCTCGTCATTTACAAGCTTCGTCAGCCTTGGTTCGGTCTGCGCCACAACGTCCCCGCCGTAGCTTGTCACAAAACTCGTCCTTACAATTGCACCGTTTTCATACACGATATCGCAATTGCAAATAATGTGGTTCATTCGCATGGTATTTGTTCTTCCGGAAAAGGCCGTCAGTGATGGAGCGAACAGGAAAAACGGGATTCCACGATCGAGGTAAAACGTGCAGATTTTAGACAGAATGGAAAACGGCGGGTTATCCAGCACCACAGCACCTTCCGGGTAGTCGTAGTGCTCATAATCTCCGCCGGGGTAGAATGGCCTCACGATTTTGGCCGGGTCAATGCCGTACTCTTTGCAAGCCCATTCGCGAATGACAGCGTAAATGCTGGGCGGTGTGTAGCAGTCGTCCGTGGTCTTTTTCGGCTTGAACTTCTCCGTGAACTCTTCGTAAGTCTCACCTGCTGCCATCGTTAGCTGCCTCCTTTCTCTTGCGCTCTTCCGCCCGCCACATCTGTTCAGCTTCCGTGCCGCCCTTGGATTTATACCACTCGGTGTAATCCATGACGGGGGTGACTTCTTTGGTCACATTGTCCCGCTGCATGGCGTTCTGCCGGGGATACTTGCCCAGCGCAGAGGACAGCACACAGCGGCAGTGGTAGACCATCTCCGGGGCGGCGTTGGGGTCTCCGGGGTACATGATCTCGTAGCCCTGCACCTTAAACGGCTCGTCAAGGTCGGCGGTCTGCTGATCCAGCAGGCGGTGAGTCTCACGGGTGCGGTAGTCGTGGGTGGAGTTCCACCGCTTTTTGACCTCGATGCCCAAAGTCTGGGCGTTGTGCATCTGCTGCAATGCCCCGGCGTTCTGGGCGCTGGTAAGGGCTGTGATGGCGTTGTTCATGGCCCAGTGGATCTCTGTATCAGCCATGCCGTTGGCGGCCTGCACGGCGATGTCGTGGACGCTCTTGCCCTGCACGATGCCCTGCATGACGTAGCGATTGAAAACCCGGGCGTCATAGGTGCGATTGCTTTCGCTCTTGATGCGCTTGTTTGGCACCAGCTTGGGGTTTTCCTTCAGCAGTCGCTTGACCGCTTCGGTGTTGTACAGGGTCAGCCCGAACGTCACGCCTGCGGCCTGTTCCAGCTCGTAGAAAGCCCAGTTTGCGCCAAAGGAAAATATGTTGTATTGCTCGTCCCGGGCCAGCTTGTAGGCCGTCTCTTGGGCTGTGGTGCAAGTCTGGGTGATGCCGTCCAGCTTGGCCCGCATCAAATCAGATTGAAAGACCTGATTTTGCAGCCATATGCGGTAGTCATCCTCGGTGATCTCGCCTGCGTCCAGCTGCGCCCGCTTGCGTTCGTCCAACGCTCGGTACTTCCCAAGAAACTCGGTGAGCTGCTTGGTCATCTCCCGGCGGGCTGTGCCGTATACCCGCAAAATACGGCGGCGCAGGCGGTTCAGTTGCCGGGTGGAAATGCGGTCACGGTCGGTCATAAGTGCATCACAAGCTTTGCAACGTTAATGATAAACGAGCTTACCCCGCAGCCGAAGAAAAAGCCAAAAACTGCGGCGCAAATATCACGCTTCATCTGTTCCATCTTCGTTCTCCTCGTCCACGGTCTCCCGCTCTGCACTCTCAGCCATCAGCGCGGCCTTGGCCTGCTCCTTTTGTTCCGGGGTCAGGTTGGGCAGCAGGTCGATTGCCATGTCCTGCCCGATGATCGGTGCCTCGGAAATCACCGTTGCGACCTGCTCAGCTGTGTTGGTGATCTTGCTGCGGTTGAATGCCGGCATAGCGTTGTCAAAGCCAGCCAGTGCGCAGATCTGCCGGATGAACGGCTTGACCTGAGCCTCGAAGTCGTCCGCGTTCTGGTTTAGCGGCTCATAGGCTGCATCCAGATGGTCGTTGGTGCTGTCCGCGCTGACACAGTGCACATCCAGACCGCCGAAGTCCTCATACACCCGGGTGTGCAGCAGTTCCAGCAACGCCTGCCGGGCCGTCACGGGAATCTCGGTGGTGTAGGGTGTGATCGTGCCGCCCTCGCTGGTGTCTACGCCTGCAATGTGGTACAGATTCAGCTTGGTGAGGTACTCCACGAGTTCATCGTCGGTCATTCCGTTAAAGTTCGCGCACAGCCAGTAGATCTGCGCGCAGTCCTGCAGGTCATTGCAGAAGCCGGACATCACCAGATCGGTGTTGTCGATGTAGGCTTTCAGGCCCACAAGCGTGCTCTGGTGCAGGTCGGAGCCCCACAGCGGCACAATGGGAAGAGCGCTGTAGTTTTCGCCCTCCACGCTTTCCAGCCCGCCGCCGGGTGTGGTAACGGTCACGCTCTTGTATGCCTGCTTCGGCACGGTCTCCTGCATCACATTGCCGATTTTGCTTTCCGTGTACTCGGTAAAGCCGTCCAGCTCGTACAGGATGTAGTGCATATCCGTGTCCGGGTTCAGCCGCCAGAAGCGCACGCCCGCCTGCAAAAGGCCTGTCTTTTCATCGTACAGGGGCGCAAACTCGGTCAGCTTGAAAACCACCAGATGGTCGTTGTTCCAGAATCCGAAGCTCTCACCGTGGATCAGGGCGAAATATCCGGCCTTCTGGATCTGCTCATCAAAGTTCTGCCCCAGCCTGTCCTTGTCCACGCCCTTATCCGCAAAGGTGACACCGTTGCCAAGGGAGTAGGTAGCACGTTGCTTGTTCAGCCGCCGGAACAGATTGCTCTTGACCATATCTGGCCGGGGTACATCCTGCCGTGTGTTCTTGGAGAGGCGTTTCAGCATCAGAGCGTAGGATTGCGAAAAGCGCTCAGCGCCCGGGTTTTTCTGGGCATCGTAAAGGTCGGCGTTCAACGCCATCTTGTACGGTCCGGAACCGCAGTGCTGCTGCACGAACCGCCGGATGAAATCAGACTGTTCCCCGGCGGCTTGCGCCTGCTGAAAAGTCTGGAATGTGTATACAGTGCTCAAAATCAATCCCTCAGTTTCACAAGGCGCTTTGTGCGCACGAAATAGCGGATAGCGTCCATGCAGTGGTCGTTGACCTTCAGCACGGTGTCGTCTTTGTCCGGGTCCCAAGCGTATACGCCAAACTCTTCCAGCGTGTGCTTGCAACCCTTGTAGACCTTCAACCGCCCTGTCTGCAGCATGGTCTGTACGTCCAGAATGCCGCTCAAGACGTTGTTGTTTGCAGGGGTCTGGGTAAAGCCATTCTTGCGCAGCTCCGTAATCAGGGGCAGGGCAGAGGGGTCAACGATGATCCTTTCCGGCTTGAGACCGTTTAGCCACGCCTTGAGGTCTGTGACGTACTCGCCCACGGTCTTTTGCCGCTTCTGTTCGCGGCCGCTGTAGTAGTACTCCCGGGTGACGATCCAGCAGTCTGCGTCTGCCTGCTTCTGGATCAGCAGAAAAACCGTTGCGTTCTGGGTGCCAAAGTCGCACGCCACATAAGCGCTCTTTGGAGACAGCGCCGGAAGCACATCAACAACGTGTCTCTTACGGTCAAACATATCGTAGACAAGGCCCTCGGCAGCTACCCACTCTCCCAGCACATACCGCTGATAAAATACGCCCGAAAAAGATTTTTCATAGCGCTGAATCGTCTCATCTGACAGACCGGGATTATCCCGCAGCACAAAATGGATGTGCTTGGCGTTGATCTCGCCCTTGTCGGCTTTGAGAATCCAGTCTGTATAGAACCAGTGGGAAGGCGCTGCCGGGTTACAGGAGAACCAGACCTTTGCGCCCGTAACAGAGCAGCGGATCATGGCCTGATCCACGAACGAACGCGGCTGCAGCACCACCTCATCAATGAGACAGCCCGCCAGCGTGCGGCCCTGAATCAGCGCGTAGCTGCTTTCGTCCTTGCCGCCGAACACTTCAAACACGTTTGTGATGCCGCCTTTGGAGACCGTCATGGTCTTGTCGGTGCGGCTCCACTTGATGCGGTAGCTTTTCTGAGCGTACTGCATGGCCATGTAAGGCTGAATGATGTTTTTCGTGGCACTGTCCACAGTCTTGCCGCAGATGCCGAAGCGCCTGCCGTTGAAGCGGGTCATTGCATCATCCACAAAGCCCACCATCATCAGAGAAGTTTTGCCGGAACGCACAGCACCGTCGCAGATCAGATAGCTGTGATCCGAAAAACGGAACTGCAAAATCTGAAGCTGCTTATCACCCAGTGCCATTTTTGCCACCGCTCAAATCAAACAGTGCTTTGCTCAGGTCGTCTACCGGCGTCTCTTCATCTAATGCAGCGGACTGCTCCTGCGGTTTGTCGTTCCAGCCGAAGTTCGCCCGCAAGCTGAACTGTGCGCCGTTGGCGCCGTCGCGGTCGTACAGGCGTTCTTCGGCATACTGCTCGCAGCGGGCTTTCGCGCGCATAATCGTGTGAACGAATTCCCTCTTGCCCTCGTAGTTGAGCAGCGCCCGCCGGGAGGTAAAACCCAGTGCCAGCGCCAGACCGGTGACCGTAGGCGGGTGTGCATCGATGCGGATCTCCTTGCCGTACTTGTCAAAGGTCGGGGTGCCGTCTGGCTGATAAAGTGGAGCGCCCTTGCAGTCCTCAAAATACCGGTCGATTTTTTCCTGCATCTCTTCTGCCGTCTTGTACTTCGGCGGTGCGCCCACCGGATTCTTTTTCTTGTAGGCCACCGCCACCACCTCTCTAAACCCATGCAAAAGAAAAACCGCCCGGAAATCCGAACGGTCAAAATATCGAATGTGCCGCCAGCTGGATTTGAACCAGCACCCACGGAATGGATGTGCGCAGTGGTTGGCTGTGCAGTGATGTTCCAGTGGTGTCACCAACGTTGTCCCGCCTTAAATGGGCGGCGCTCTGCCAATTGAGCTATGACGGCATATAAGCAGTGCCCGTGCATTCAGTTCGTTGGACAGGCGTCAAACGGTGGGCGCTGCTGCATCCGGAACTTTCGCGGCCGGATGCCCCGCTATTGCGCGGCCCCCTCATAGGGCACGCAAGCACGCCCGGCAGGGCTCGAACCTGCAACATGCGGTTTTGGAGACCGCTGCTCTACCACTTGAGCTACCGGAGTATAAAAGCCGCCCTTGGAATCGAACCAGCCGTGTCTACACACGCGCCGCGCTCCAAACTGCGCTCAGGCGGCCATGTAAAAACAGCTCCGGTTCGCCGCCGGGGCTGTTGGTTGGCGCACATCCTGTCAGGAAAGCTACACCTTGGCAAGGATTCTAAGGCCTTTTCTTGGCACGAGAGGTTGCACGTGCGGCCTTGCGGGTTGTCTAGTCCATGCGCCATACGGTGCGATACGGCGGAATCGAACCGTCTCCTGTCTCTCATGAGCGGCAGGCTGCCTTTGTGTCAGTGTATCGCATAGAAGCAGCCCGCGAAACGTGAAGAGAGAGCAAAGCCCAGTACCTGCAAGCAGAAAAGGAGGAAAATGCCAAGAAGGGACACGTTTCGGAGGCTGCATGCATCGGTTTGCCTTTTGGCTTTTCCGATGATACAATTTTACACCATGCGATAGTGAAACCGCAATGTAATGACAGTGCAATGTTTTCAAAGGCTCAGTTCCTCCATTGCTTTGCGCCGCAAAACATAGACCATGCGCAGAGAGTAATTCATATCTTTTGCGACCCTGTCCCACGTGAGGCAATCGAGATAGTACTTGTACAGCACCGTGTATGCTTTTTCGTTCTGGATCTGGGCGAGCGCGTTTCTGATCTCAAGAAACAGCCTGTCGCAGACCGCTCTTTGCTCATAGGCGCGGCGCTCCGCTTCCTCTTCGCGTTCCACAGCCCGGGCAAGGCTCTGACCATCTTTGCTGCCGCCGGGGGCCGCGCTGAGGCTCTGGGTGATGTGCCGGGTGGCCTCCTGTGCTTCGGCCAGACGGTCAGACAACAGGTAGTATCTTTTCTCTGCTTCGCGGTATCGGTTCAGCCACGCCTTAACGGCGCTGTAATTGTTTCCGTCCGGCTTTGACGTGTCGGTGTCAGGTATCCATGTGCGAGTCATTTGTACACCTCCTGAAAAAGAAACATGTTGACCGCCTGTCCACAGCAGCGGCAGTATGCAACCGACTCGTCGTCTTTGACGTATTGATTCAGCGCATCGCATTTTGGACAGCACCACCATCCAGAAGGCGCAGTATCCGTTTTTGGCCATTGAACGCGCTGCTTATCAAGACACGCTTCAATGTCTTTTCTGTTTTCAGCCAAATAGGCAACATCGGCCGGATTTATTTGAAATCTGAGACAGATTTGCTTAAACTTTCCGTCCCAGATTTCGATGCACAGCTCAGTCATCACGCCCAAAATAAAAATCATGATGCAGAAACCACCAACGTAGCAAAATGCTGAACCTATAACTAGAAAAACTTGATTCATGCGGCTTTATTCCTCCATTTCTTCAATCTCAATTTCCACCCTCGGGTTCTTCCGGTCAAGCTCCACCCGGTTGCCATCGTGGGCGGCGACGATCTTGCTGTTGTCGTCTTCCAGCACCCGGGCTTTTACTAGGATGTCCGTGGTCGCCTCGATGAGGTTCGCCAGATCGACCCGGCGGGCGGTCTTCATGTAGTACACGCACCTCACGTTCACACGGGCAGAGATGGGGCTGCGCGGCCTTTTGATTTGCCGCAGGCAGTCTGTCTCATAATCCACGTAAGCCTTGCTAGGTGCCACAAAGCGCCCGCCCGAGCGGCTTTTGAGGATGCGGGCGGAGTTTTTCTTTGTGCGCGGGTCACCGTAGAGGGTCAGGTGCATCATAGCTCACCCCACTGTTCAGCCATTGCTTTTGCGATTCCCGGAAATGTTTTGGCTCTGTTCTTCGCCCGATCAGTCGTAAACATTCCCTTATTTTTTGCATCGTGTTTATGACTATACGAGCCGGACGGACACCATGTAGCAACAGGCTCTACAATGTTAATTGGGGTCAACGGCGGCAGACCCTTGAGCCAAAGACAGGTTTTTTTGGTGTATGGGTGACCAAACTGATACGGCTGAACGCTCTGCGCATACTTCGGCAGGCAGAATACCCGGCTTGGCACTGGGTTCTCTACGCAGATTCTCGGGATATTCGCCCACCAGAAATGCATGAACAGGTCACGGCCTTGAATGCCGAGCATCACACGGTCAGCCTGAAGCTCGTGCCCTTTCCAAAGATGCCGTGCTCCAGCGTTTGACAGGTAGGTGCAGGGCGGGTGTGCAATGAGCAAGTCCCACTTGCCAACGTCATGCGTTACACCATCCATCGTAATGATTTGCCCCCCCTCCAGAGCCTTGAGCGCATCCCCGAGAATATGCCACTCAGGATGCCCGCCGGACGGCTCGATCAGGTCACAAGAGTAGGCTTCGTGGCCTTTTGCCCGAAACGCTTTGCATACTTCCTGCGATTCCTCGCAGGCAATCAGCACTTTCACCGTTTTCTTCCTCCCATCCATCCTTCTTTGTCGAAATCGTTGCGGCTGATCCGCTCCGCCGCGTGGTTCCCGTTGGTGTAGATGCGCTGCGCTTTCAGCTGGCGCTTGTACTCGGCGTACTTCGGGCATGTGTCGTGGAAGATCGGGTGCCGGTCGGGGCAGTCTTTACATGTCGGGTTGGTCATGTTCGGCTTCCTCCTCGTCAAACCAAAGGCGTGTTCCGCATCCGGGACAAAATTTGTCAAGGTAATAATCATCGTTGCATTCATACCCGCAAACGGGGCAAATTGTCGTACATGCTCTTTCACGCCAGTAAAGCTTTTGGGGACGTTCACCCGGCCGTTTAGGCATGGGCATCCAGACCGGAAGGTTTTCCGGGAAAGCTGCCACCACGTTCCACGGCCAATTTGTTATGAAGCCGTCGCAGGGGTTGTTGTTGATGCTCAGGACGTCGCCGTAATCATTTGCATCGGCCTCAGTCGGTGGCTCTTCTGCGGTCTTGCGCCAGCGCTGGACATCCGGGACGACTGCCGGTTCATCTTCC